GGGCTTACCTGTGCGCCAGCCTTAACTTCAACACGGAACATACCGCCCCAATGTTCTTCGTGGCGTGTACCAGCGTTCCCTGTGGCTGCTAAACCAAGTTTCCTGCGTGCAACACGGGCTTTGTTATCTCCTTTGGTGCGGTTCCGTTTGCCTCTAGCAGCAGGATCATTGCAACCTTTAATGCGCCGCCTACCATCACGAGCAGGCTTCAACAGCAAACCGAACTTAGGACATCCTTCAGCGTTGCATTTGTCTTGGTTGCCTTGACATTCACCTTTGCGTTCATCCATCAAACTAATTCTTTCTCTAACGCAAACCAGTCATCCCAAAGTTGTGACGGGTGCATACCAAGTTTCACTGCGTAACGATCAGCAGCCCACTCCGATATTTGTATGTCTGAATTGATCCAATGGTAAACAGTTCTGCGATCCGTTTCCAAAGCGGAAGCCATCACAGATATCTGTGTACCGTTGTTGAACGCACTGCAAATGTTTACTGCAGGAAATAAACGCACTCTCCGCTTTCTAGTCATCTTCTTCCACTCCTCTATCTCCGCACAACGGGTTCTCTGGTATTGGCTGCGCACACAAACAACGGTATGCACTTTGACCTATCGCAATCACTTCGCTTTCCTCCGTTGATCACGCAACACACGGCGTTCAGTTGGTGTGTAACCACCAAACAAACCCCATCTGTCATCATGTTCCTCCAAATTGATAACCAGCCCTAAACATTCATCCTTGACAATGCAACTAGAACAGAACTGTTTGGCAACATCCCAACGATCCTCAGTCAAAGTGTGATGCGGAAAGAACAACGCCATAGGTTGATTCAAACAAGCCGCATCCTCTCGCCAATGATCACGCCTCATTTTCGCCTATCCAAGCGTTGTATGCATACAAGGCTTCACTCAACTGTGTAATAGAAAGACGATCTGTGCCATCAGACCTGACCACATCACGGGCTGCTGTAGCCAAATCTGTAAGCACAATGATCATCTTGTGTCGTAACGAATCCATTTCCTCAAATGCCATCATCACATCTCCATCAAATGTTTGATCAAAGCCGAACCCTCTTTAGTTGTCAGTTGTGCCAAACCAGTTTTGTTAAACAGTTCCTTGATCAATGGCAACACATCACCATCCAACTTTTCCTTACCAAGTTTGCTCACTAAACCTTTTTGCTTATCGCTCATCAATCCACCAGAAGTAATCGGGCGAACCTCAGCAACAACAGTTGTCGCATTAAAGATTTCAGCAACCTCATCCAACGAAACAACACGATCATCAACAAAGTCTTGAACAACTTTAGGTGATGGCACTCCCTTTGCAGGATGATTCGGAACATACTTCTTTGCTTCTTCTGCACGCTGCGCTGTAGGCAAAGTGGTGATCGTTGTGTTGTCTGACCAATCCTGCTTAGACCAAAGGCTCAGTGCAATTCCGAAACGCATGGAAGCGTTACGCAAGAAGTCACCAATGAGTTCTTTATCCATATCAGGTTTGTCTGAACGAACCGAACCAACACCCAACAAAGACTTCCCTAGAAGTGTGAGTGTTGCCCACATTGTTGCAGTGCCGTTTTCAATATGGATAGCAGGTCTGCCGTTATCCCATGCAACAGGCTGCCAACTCCAAGACGGATCAATCTCTATAAGTATGCGTGTGATGTCAGCGTGCGAAACATACGCAAGATTTATTCCGTTGCGTGGAATCGTTCCAACAATCTTTGGATCAGGAACAGCGTACTGTTCCAACACTGCACGCAGCAGTTGAGTGTTTAGTTCTTCCATTACTTTGCCTTCTTTCTGTGTGTTCTCATCACACGGTATGGGTTTCCTTGCTTCGTATATTCCTGAACCATCTCAGGATGTTCTTGCTTCAATCGTGCAGCATCAAACGATTCTTTTCCTGCTTGCTGCTTCCACGAAACTATTTGCTCACCATCAACCAAACCAATCTCATTTCCCAACATCATCTGTGCAATCGCATCCTTCGCTTTGGTTTCCAACTCTGAAGCCTGCTTAGATAACGCCCTTGCTTCCTCCAACTGTGCAACCCAATCCAACACTGTTGCATCAAGTTCAACTGTCGTAGGTTCAACACGCCAGATGCGTGCAATGTCATCAGCAGTAAAGTTGTTGATCTCATCCAATGGTGGAGTGTTGTTATCAACCCAACTGCCAAACACTTCTATCTCAGTGAGCAGTGTGTCAATCGCTAACGGGTTGTCAGGTAACTCAACACAACTGATGCGTAGATCACGATCAAGTACAACGAACCACACTGGAACTTCCAGTACGGCTTGCTGCGCCCAACCCTGCCACAACCATTCAGCAGGCAAATCTGATGCTTCATAGATGCTGTAACGAGTAGTTGTCTTTGCTTCCACAACAACCGTTGGTGACTGTTCATTATCCACACCATCAAGACTGATTGACAAACGACCATCACGGTAGATGACTTCTGGTGTGATGATGTTTGTGCCAAGTTGCTTTGATGCCGCTTGAAGCAAAGGTGCTTCCAATAGGTTGCCACGATCAAACACAGCGTTAGAAGGCTGCTCTACTGGTTCGTTTGTTTTGTCTGCGAACAACGCTGCACGAGATTTGTACGGTGACACACCCATCAACGCAGGCACATCGGAAGCCCCGAATACGCATCTGCCTTGCTCATCTTTCCAGCGTGCCAGCAACCAATCTTTGCTGCCGTGTTTCTGTTTAGGTATTACTTGCATTGCTCTCTCCTCTGTTAGTTGTTTGAATACATCTTTACGCAGGGGTGTAACACAGTTATTTTGATGCAGCCCTGTCTGCTTTCGGATCACGCACCTCCCAAATACCACGCTTCAACTTGCGGAACAGATCAACTCTGTCACCAATGAACTTGCGAACCGTAGGCGCAGACAACCCTGACACTTCCACCAGCACAGGTATCGTCACTTCCTCAAATACATTCTTCGCACACCACTCCAGAATGTCACCGTATAAGTCTGCTCTGGTCACGCTGTCTGGTGAACGATGTGCTGTTGCAAGCATCCTTCCGATCTCACTGGTAGGTACTTGCTGTCTGATTTGATATGGGATGTGCGCACACCAAAGCGGTCTGCCATGTGTTGCGATTGCTTCAGCAACTTGATCTGCAGCGTTCATTACTTCACCTCCTTCGTGATTACTTCAAAGCGGAACGCTTCATTTGTTTTTGCTGCTTTAGCGTTCAACAAACCACATTCGCTTACGGCTGCAAGAATGTTGTGAAAGGCAAACACCTTGATTGTTTTCGTACCCATCTGATTGTGCTTACGCACGATATGGTGTTTGAACTTCTTTTCTGTTTCCATTACTTCACCTCCTTCACAAGAACACCACGCAAAGATTTACCACAAGTTGTAAAGTGTGGTGAGTTTGCTGCAAACCAAAGTGCATCTGAATTGTTGTATGAAAAACAATTTGCTAAATATGATTTGCCAGTTTTCTTTGACTTGTGCCAAACAACTAATTCACCACACTCACACTTAAACACATTATGAATCTCTTTACTTGTTGCGCCGCCATCTGCTGTGCGCTTACGCTTTTCATCTAACCATTGTGGTTCTAACTTTTTCATCTCATTCCCTCCTCAGGGTTATCAGTTGTACTTCCTTACAGAACAAGCATACACAAATACCAGCCCACCACCAAATCATTAAAACCCTATACCAGTGCTGGTTTCGGGGAACAGCCCCACCCCGTAAACAGGGCAGGGCTGCTCAACCCATATCACACGGCGGAGAAGGAGAACACCGTGTAACAGAGAAACCCTACAGATCAACTCGCTTCAAGTCCACCGACACCCAACACACGCATTGACTTAACCATCCCAACAGGAACACACAAAACACAATCCAACTGCTCTTCCGTGTTAGATGACTGGCAGATAACAACATGATCCTTTTTCGCTGAAGGCAACAACTGACCAACAGAAATAACTACGCAAGGATCATTGCCAATGTCATCTAACTCAATCCAAGAAGTTGTATCGGCGTGCGCATCATGCCAAATGATTTCAACATAAGTGAGATCACTCATCACCAACCCTCTTTCTTCCTATCCATACAAAACACTGGTGCTTGAATGGTGATGTTTCTTTCAGGTGTAACAATCGCCAACGCTTGCTGTGGTGGTTCATGCCCGAATCCCATCAACATTGCGTACTCGTCATAACCTTTGAGGCTGCCATTCACCACCATTGATGGAGTGGAAATGTATTGATGCCAGTGACCAAGCCACAAAGTCTGGAATGATTTACCTGTGACCATGTAGCGTGCGTGCTTCCTTGCTCTCATCCGCATAATCGGAGGGTAGATGCCGCCGATACCGCCGCCACCAGATACCTGATCGCCGTGAGTTATCAGATGCCCGTAATCATAAATCTGTATTAACGCATCAGCAGATTCAGGGATGGTGAATGTCACTCGTTTGTCTTTGCTGAAACTGCGCTCAACCATCTTCGCCAGAAGCCAGTCAAAGTTTGTTTTCACACGCTGCTTCATACGGGGTTTGCGTGTAGTCCTGCCATGATTACCAACCACAGAAACAACATGACACTTCTTGAACTCTGTAGCGAGCAGTTCAACTGCTGCCGATACTTGTTCAGCCCAAAACAGTAGTGAACCAATCATGGTGTCCTCATTGGTGAGTGCCAGTTCTTCGTGAATGTCACCACTGAAAATGTCTCCACCAAGAATCAAAACCACACCGTCATAGTTCACACCTGATAGATAGTGGCGTGCCATCTTGATTACATTCTGTGTCCACTTTTCTAGGCGCATCATTGCTATCTCACGGTTGTATGCGTTTAACCCTTCCATTTCTTCGGGGCTAACCACCTCGTCAAAGTGAGTATCGGAAAGCATCACCACCAAAGTTGCGGCATGGCTTTTCGGTTTCGCAGGTGCAAGCCACATTGGAGGCTTCACAGACAAACCATCTACCTGATCCACAAACGACAACGCTTTTTCTAACTCATCCAGTTTCGTTTGTAGGCGAACATTCTGGTTGGCGTAACTGTCACGCTGCTTACGCAAACGCAACAACTCACCGTTGTTTTCCATCTCTAATGCTTCACCAATTTGATTTCCTAAACTCATCAGATTCCCTCTCTGTTGCGCCAACGATTGATGGCTGTTCTACTTACTTCAATATTGTTGTTTGCCAATACTTGCGATAACACGGATGCCGAAATTGTTGGGTTACGCAAAGCGCACAATAGGTCTGCTCTGTCCTCGCCCTGTAATTCTTGTAACGCCAAATCAACTGTGGAATGTTTCCCACCAGAATTAACTGGCGTTGCCTCTATCTGCTCTAACAGTTTTCCCATAGCCACCTTCTCTGTGTTCGTCAATGTGTTTCTCTAAACGATCATCAACACGATTAACAGTCTTGTGAATCATCTTTAATTGTGCTTGCACAACCTGATGATCTAAACGGTTCTCCACTCGTGCTTCCTTCGTTTCCTTCTTAAAGGCTTGCATAAAACCGACAATGATTCCACCAACGGTAGTGATCAATGCCACAAAGACAGCAGCAAGCCCTGTGTCCATCATGCGCCAAGCACTACAGGCGCAGGTGGGTTAGCCACAAACACCGCTTTAATCTCCTCAGATGACTTCTTGCCATCTACTTCACAGTGGAACCAGTCGCCATTAGGTGCGCCGTGAACAGTCTCTTTGTCATACTTCTGCCACGCCATATTGCGATCACACTTAGAAGCCCTGCCGTGTGGTGCAGGGAAATAGTCAATGATCATTTCAATACCTAAAGCGTCAGCGTGCTTAACCAAATAATCCATCGCCGCCATCGCATACTTTCTTCCACCTTTCGCAACACCACGCTTACCATCACCCATGTTGCGCCACGAAATATCGCAAGCACGACCAGTAGCGTGAACACTCAACGCTTCCTTGCCACGCATATTTCTCACGCCCCAACTGCCGTTATTCCAAAGTGCTTTTGGATATGCCTTGAACAGTTCCTTCATCAACGCAGTCAGTTGCGGATGTTCACCTGCTGCCGCACCATCTTTGTTCCCTGTGTACGGGCGTTTCATTTTGCTAACGCACGCTTCTTAGCGATCTTTGCTGGTGTAGCACCGAACGCTACATCAATTTCTTCGCTAGTCAGTTTGCCATCAACGCTTGCTTTCGCCAATGATTCAACAACTTTGAACACCGATACCGCACCTGCGATAGCAGCAGACTTCCAAACTTCTAACTCTGGTGCGATAACAGCAGCACCAGTAACTACACCTAAAGCGTTCGTGAGAAACAACGCAATAATTCTGCCTGCAATGTCTTGTGCTTTTTTCATTCTGTGTCACCTTTTTTGAGGAATGTTGCCAACGAATGTATCAGAACTGTTATGCAAGTGATAGCCAACGCCTGCCGCAAAGTAGTTCCCGAAAGGGTAAGCAGCACTAAACCAGTGCCAGCCCAAACCCAAACATTTTCAGTCAAATATTGTTTCATTATCTACGCCTTGCAGATGGTGGTGGCATTGCCACAAGAACTGTAGTGCCTGCGATAATCGTGCGTCTAACAGCAACAGAAACATTGGAATCAACAGGCACATATCCTGAGAAACCTTCGTTGCCAAAAATGTTTATTTGATCTTCAAAGGCTTCTTTGACTTCTTGTGGTACATCAGGATTGTTTAGGGCTTCCGCAATCGTTTCTGCTGCTGCTTCAGATAGTTGTTGTTCTTGAATCTCTGCGAACACCTGTGTTGCCTGATCAGAAGATAAGGCTGTTAGCACTTGAACATTTGTCACCAGTTCTGTTGCCTGCTCACTAGACAAATCTGATTCCAACAATGTGTCCACAATCGCTGTTATCTCATCAGGTAACGCCCCATCCAAATCATCTAGGGCTGCATCAAAATCCTCATCCGATAACACCTCAGGCAGTTCTGTGCCATCAGGGAAAAGTAAAGTTGTGGGGGTTGGCTCTACAGGTACAGAAGTTTCCAAAGGCTCAGGAACGCTCTCAGG